AATGGCACGGGGCGGTTGTTTGTTGATGCGAGCGGGAATGTTGGGATTGGTGCGTCAAGCTCAACAGGTAAATTCAACATCAACGTTTCCGCAAGTGCGTCTTTACAAAGAGCGCTATACGCAACCAATTCAACAGATGCAGATTTCCAGATTCAAATTTCTACCGGATACACACTTCTTTCGACAACAACAGCAACTCCCCTAGCGTTTGGAAATGGCAATACCGAACGCGTCCGCATCGACAGCGCAGGCCGCCTGTTAGTTGGCACGTCTACTGCAACTAACAATATAAGGCTTGATCAGAAATTGGCCGTTGTACAGACAGGCGCTGGATACGGCGGAGTTTCCTTAATTTCTTACCCTGGGGCCGGTGCGGGTTATGCCCCCATTCTGGATCTAAGCAGATCTGGTGGATCAACAGACGGCAGCTATACGGAGGTGGTGAGCAATGATCGCCTGGGGGTAATTGCGTTTCGCGGTACGGACGGGGTTGGCTGGTCTGATGCTGCATTGATCGAAGGCTATGCAGATGGCGACTGGACAACTTCCGGAGATACGACTGATAGCCCAGGCCGCCTAGTGTTCTCCACTACGGCCGATGGGGCGTCTTCTCCGACGGAGAGGATGAGGATTAACAATTCAGGATACTCAAAATTTACAAATGCAAATGCTTATGTTGAAGGTGGCGGATTCTCGTACCATGAGTTTTACAGATCTGGCAGTGGTCTTGGGTTGGTTATTACTGCTGCTGATGCTTCCTATGCAAGCATAGTTACTTACATTCAATCTTCGCGTGCAGCAACCAGCGCATATAGTTTATTGTCGGCTTATTCTGATAACGGTGGGGATAGAGAATTTAATCTTCAGGGAGACGGAAATGGATACTGCGATGGCGCCTGGACCGGAGGCGGTGCCGACTATGCCGAATACTTTGAATGGAGCGATAGCAATCCTGATGAAGAAGATCGCCGTGGTATTTCTGTGGTGCTAGATGGTGACAAGATCCGCCCTGCCGCTGCTGGCGAAGACCCAATCGGTGTGATCTCCGGCAACCCCAGCGTGGTTGGTGATGCTGCTTGGAACAAATGGAGCGGAAAGTATCTTCGCGACGACTACGGAACCTACATCCAAGAAGACTACGAAGTCGAGGATGAAGACGGAAACACCGTCATCCAACAGCGCCGCAAGCTGAATCCCGCCTACGACCCTAATCAGGAATACACCCCCCGCGAACAACGTCCCGAGTGGGATTGTGTCGGTCTGATGGGCAAACTTCGCATCCGCAAAGGTCAACCCACCGGCAGCCGTTGGATCAAGATGCGAGACATCAGCGATTTCGTTGAAGAATGGTTGGTTCGCTAGACCCAGTAACCCTACTCTCTGCTAACCACTACATTCACTACCCATGTCCGACACCGTTTTTACCTGGCACATCGCTCAACTGGAGCGCGAGACCGCAGACGGCTACGTCTTCACGGCTCACTACACAATCGACGCCAACGACGGCACCTACAAGGCCGGCGCCTATGGCTCGCTGGGCTTTGAGCGGCCTGAAGGCGAGCTGATCCCCTTCGCTGATCTCACCGAGGAGATCGTCGTCGGCTGGGTCAAGGAACGACTCGACGTTGAGCAGATCGAGGCAGCACTGCAAAGCCAACTCGATGAGCAGCGCCATCCCAGCAAAGCCAGCGGGCTGCCCTGGGCTGCTTAGACTAGTGGCATGATCGAGCTGATCGCTGCTGTTGCGGGTGCATCCATCAGCGTGGCGGCTATGGGCGCCATGGGGTTCAGCCGTCGCAACGATGAAGCCCGTGAGGCAGTGATCAGACTCACCGCTGCAGTGGAACACATCGCCACGCAGCTTGAGGTTATGCACACCGACATCCGCACCGATCGTCAGGAGACGTTCAAGCGGCTCAATGGCGTCGAGCAACGTGTCGCTACGCTTGAGGCACGACCACACCGCTGACCATGGACGCCCAGACTGTTGCCGTTGTCGCCATCGTTCTTGCTGCTGGCAGCGAGATCATCGCACTGACGCCACTCAAGTCCAATAGCTGGATTCAGCTTCTGCTGCAGGCCCTTAAGTTGATGTTCCCCAAGCGTGGCTAAAGCACCGATCAAACCCAGCGACCTGTTCCGGTACTGGAAGGCGCTGCCGCATCAACAGGCGGCGATCGTTGAATTGGAAGCTGAGCTGTTAAAGGTTGCGCCTGATTTGTTTAATAGGGATCAGCCGTGGTTCCAAACATGGAGTCAAGGCGGTAAGGTGCACAACTACGATGCAGCCGTCAAGCTGATCAAGGAGTTCGAGGGCTGCCACCTATCGGCCTATCCCGATCCGCTCAGCGGCTGTGAGCCATGGACCATTGGCTATGGCACCACCAGATACAGCGATGGCCGCAAGGTGCAGCGCGGCGATAAGATCACCGTCATCGACGCTGGCAAGTTGCTGGACCTTGAGATCGAACGTGTCGCCGAGAAACTGCGGGCGACCGTGCCGTTCTGGAATGCCATGTCCGGCGACAAGCAGTCTGCGCTGATCAGTTTCGCCTACAACCTAGGCAGCGGCTTCTACGGCACCACTGGATTCGAGACGATCAGCAAGTGCCTGAAGGACAAGGACTGGGTAGCGGTGCCCGACGCGCTGCTGCTGTACCGCAACCCTGGCACCAATGTCGAAGCCGGCCTGTTGCGCCGACGCCAGGCTGAGGGTCGGCTGTGGGGCGTTGAGCAGCAAACCGCCAAGCTGACACCGAGCAGCCTGTTCACGGCACGGATCACGCCACACATCACCCTAGGCGAGTTTGCACTCGGGCAGGAGGCGCGGCGCTTTGACTACCAGTACCAAGTCGACACCGCAGCCGAGCTGGCGGCGTTCCTCGAGCGGGTGCGCGGCGCGTTCGGCGGCAAGCCAGTGGTGATCACCAGCGGCTACAGGCCAGCAGCGATCAACCGCTCAGTCGGCGGTGCCAGCAGCAGCGAGCACCTATATGACGCACCAAGCGTCGGTGCAGTGGACTTTTACATCCAAGGCGCCGACATCAACGCAGTCCAGGCATGGTGCGACAAGAACTGGCCCTACAGCGTTGGATACGGCGCACCTAAAGGGTTCGTGCACCTTGGCGTCCGCAAAGGCCGGCCTCGCGTGCGCTGGGACTATTAGACTACTGGTGTAAGCCGCTACACACGGCATGGCGATCAGCGCAAAACGGCTATCGCCAGAATTGATAGAGATACGGATACCGTACAGCAGCCACAAAGAAGAATCAACATTCCTGCTCGCGTCAGATATACACCTTGACAATCCAAAATGCAACCGCAAACTGCTACTGCAGCACTTAGCTGAATGCCGTGATGCCAACGGTCATGCGTTGTTTTTTGGTGATGTGCTGTGCCTGATGCAAGGCAAGAAAGACCGCCGCGGCAGTAAGGGTGACATTAGGCCAGAGCACCTAGGCGGCAACTACTTTGACTTAGTATTTCGTGAATCAGCAGATCTGCTGAAGCCATACGGCGACATGATCCTGATGATGGGTGACGGTAACCACGAAACCGCCGTGCTCAACAACCAAGAGATCGACCCGCTAGAGAACGTGGTACGACTCATGCGCAATGATGGTGCTGTCACTGAGCACATGGGCTATCAAGGGTTTGTGCGGTTTGTGTTCTATCGTGGCGAGAATGAAGCCGTCAGGCGGTGTACTTTGTTCTTCCATCACGGCGCATGGGGCGGCATCATCACCAAAGGCACCATGGGTGGAGGCCGGTATGCAAGCATCGCACCGGATGCGGATGTAATTGTCAATGGCCACAACCATGAGCGCAGCATTGTCGCGCATCCGTGCTACAGGATTGCTGACAACGGCAAGGCATGGATTGAGCAGCGCTGGCACCTGCAAACCGGCACCTACAAGCAAGAGTTTGGCGGCACTGGCGGCTGGGCCATTGAGCGCATCGTTATGCCTAAGTCACTAGGCGGGATCTGGCTTACGCTGAAGCCACGCAAACGCGGTGGCGTTGACATCACCTGCCGGCCAACCGTATGAAGCAGTACGTCCTAGAGATCGAGTACACCATCGTCGTTGAGAGTGACAACGATGATCCGGGAGAGGTGTCGGACGACTTTGCAGCGCGGCTCACTGAGTTAGCGCCGTCCAACGATCACATCCTGGGGTTAAGTCTTCAGGTGCTACCAATCCCCGAATTGCGTGGATCACTCGATTGATGGCTCGAATCTCGTTTCTAAGCGCAGTGCAAAGCATCAATTCAGGCAGCAGATCTTTGAGGCATGGGGCCATCAGTGCGCATACTGCAGCGCGCTAGCCGACACGCTGGACCACGTCAAGCCACGCCATAAGGGCGGCGCTACAGTTACAACGAATCTGGTGCCAGCGTGCCGCAATTGCAACCGCAGAAAAGGTAGTGAGGAATGGCGCGAGTGGTTCAGCCGTCAGGACTCATGGACTGTTGATCGCGTATTAAAGATTCAGGATTGGTTGATTGATTCAACATCTGATGATAGAAGATAAGCGCCTGCCAGTCTTGTGCATGATCACGGCACATGCCGTTGATACAGACGCGCCACATGTCACCGTGCCGCTTGATCGTTGGTTCCAAGGGGCGTGTCCGCTAGGGGGTTGCTCATCAGCATACGGATGCGACCGACGCCGCGCTTATAGATGTCGTACAGGGCAGTCTTCGAAATGCCATACTCGCGTTCAAGTTGCGTCCATGTGACGGCTGGATAGCACGACCGCGCTTCAATGACTGCCTTGGTTCTATCGTCTAGGTACTGGTCAACGTAACGCAGCATGATTTGCACATCTTGGCTGATGTCATTGTCAACTACATTGGGGTCGGCAATGGTGTCAACAATGCTGTGGCCTTCTGAGTTGTTGATCTGTTGGTCGATACTGGTAACGGTGTAGGTTTGCCGGAGCAAATTGGATAGCTCGCCAGGATCCATGTCGATCTCTTCTGCCACTCTGGTGATGCTCGGTTGGTAACCGAGCTGGTGGCTGAGATGCTGGATCGTGCGGTTGATCTTATACATCGTCTCGTGCACACCGATCGGTAGTCGGATAATGGCATCGCTGCTGATCAGTGCACGCGTGATGCCTTGGCGGATCCACCAGTAGGCATAGGTCGAGAACTTATAGCCGCGGCTTGGGTCAAACAGCTCAACAGCACGCGCCAATCCGATGTTGCCCTCCTGGATCAGGTCGAGCAGTTCCATGGTCTTGTTATTGCGCTTGTCGTACCTGCGGGCGACATGCACGACCAGTTGCAGGTTGCACTGGATGAACCGCTGGCGGGCGCGTTCACCGCTGCGCTTCTCACGCTGTTCAGCGTTGGTCAGCGGGCGATTCAGTGATTGCAGTTCACGCAGCCGCTGCACGCGCCTCCCGAGTTGTATCTCTTGCTGCGGTGTCAACAGTGGATACTTGGCGATACTGTTGAGATAGTCCTTGATGCTGTCAGACATGATGAATCCGTTAGTTCACACAATGGAAGCACAATTTCACGGCGCAGCCAATGCCCAGATGTTGCGTGAGCTACATGCAGCAAAGGATTACAACGCACTGCTGGAGTATGCGCTGCTGCTGGCTGAACAAGAGGCCAGCCAGCGATCACAGATCAAGTGGTTAATCGCTGAAGCGATGCGCTCATGCAGCGTTGAACCGTGGCATCTGGCTGCGGCTGCTGAACTGCTTAGAGGCCGCGACTAGCTGGTCGTTGTTGTAACTGCCAGTCAGCGCGTAGCTCAGTGCCGGGCGTTGGCTCATGCGGAAGAATACCATTTGCCCGATCTTCAGCCCTGGGTAGATCGGCAGCGGCTGCAACTGGCGGGCATTCTTCAGCTCAAGCGTTAGTGCGCTGCCATGCCAGCCTGGATCGGCATAGCCGGCGTGCAGGTTCTCATAGCCCTCGCGTGCGCGGCTTGACTTCAGAAAAAACAACCCGGCGACGTCCTCCGGCATGACGAAGGTCTCAATGGTCTGCGCAAGGATGAACTGCCCTGGCACCAACTGATACGGATGCTCGGCGGTGTAGTCCTTGATCGATAGTGGAATCATCTGGTGCGACTCCACCGATTCAAGCATGATCAGATTGCCAAGCCGCAGGTCCAAGCTGGCAGGGTTGATCAGCTCTTGCTGGTGATGCTGCACCATGCCCTGTTGAATCAAGTCGTGGATCTCGGTGTCACAAAGGATCATTGTTGCGGATAGCGATGATGTACTTTTTATTGGACCACTGCAATAGGCAGCGCGGCACCTGCACTTCGGCTGGTTGCTGCGTGTACCACCGATGATCGCAGGCTCTGCAGTGGCGACGCCTAACGATAGTGCCATCGTCAAGTTGATTGGTCATGACGATATAGGTCTGCCTAGATGTGCAGCTAGGGCATTGAACTTGAATCGCGGGCATCTTCTAGATCCTGTGCCATGACGGCCGCACTGCGCAGCATGGTGCTGAGCTTAATCGGGCGCATGTTCTTCCAGCAGGCATACCGTATGGCATGACGGAAGCCCATACTAATGTTGCCGTCGCCTAATTTGCGAGCAGCTTCGATCTCTTCACGGCTCATGCGGATGTTGACCGTAAAGTTGCGGCCTTTGTTTACTTGATTAGCCATTGCATGTACCAATTGGCTTTGCGCAGTGACTCATTGCCGCCTTTGTGTTGCTCACGCCAGACATATTTGAACACATTGCCTTTGCAGTAGCCTTTGAACTCTTCTGTCGTCAGTGCTGCCTGGATGGCTTCGATGCACTCGATTCCGCCTTGCGTGTAATGCGATGGGTGGTTGACTGGGTCGTTCATTGGTGTGAGATGCGAACGGTTGCGATGCCGTCAAGCGGCACGCCTAAGCGGTGTGCAGCGCCAGCACTGAGGTCGATGCTGTTGCAGTCGCAGCGATCAGTCACTGGCACCACCAGCGTGCGGCCTTGATGGCTGACGCGAACACGGGTGCCGCAGCTCAGCCATGGGTGCGCGGCGCTGACGCCCCAGTGCTGGTACGTCTGGCCGCAATAGGTGACGCGACCATGGAACCAGCCGTCGTAAACGGTGGCAGTCACGGACCTGCTGGGCTGTGCCATGGCGGGCGCTTGGAGCAGCAGCAGCAATGCAAGGCGGATCATTGGCCCTCCAGCTCGGCGGCGATGGCGTGCAACGCGTCACGGGTCCAGTTGATACCGAGACTGTGCGCTGCATCGGGTTCTATTCGCCCTTGCCATTGGGCGGCTAATACCCGATCCGCAGCAGCTCGCAGAGCGGCGGCGATGTGCAATTGCACGACCCGAGATCCAGCGCAGTTGCTGGCAGTGATCACTGCTTGAGCAGCGGGGGAAAGGTCAGTCATTTTCTGTCGAGATAGGTTAGAAACAGCAAAAGCCAAAGTGATGGTCCAAGTTGTAGTGCAATGGTATGCACTGCTTCGTTAATGTTAATCGTCAATCGGCTCCAGCCAGACTTTGATGTCGCGGCCATATCCGCAGGTGCCCCACAGGACGAAGATTTGTCGCAAGCCTTGGACGATGTTGCCGCCGTAGATCTTCACCGATGGCTGAGAGTTGATCCACCACAGCTCACCGATGCGGCCTTGGTCGGAGTCGATGTTGATCATTCGGGTAGCGCCTCTAGGGCGCGGCGGATGGTGGCTAGGGCGTCATCGTCTAGGTAATCGTTGTCGGGATCGTTGCAGCCGTCAATCAGGGCCAGCGCCTGCTCCTTCAAGCTCATCGGCTTGGGACGGCGAGCAGCGCGGAGGCGGTCGGCTACTAGCTCATAACCAGGGATGTAGGTGTCAAACCAAGCGATGCACGCCTCCAGCTCTTGATCGGCGCCAGTCTGGAAGGCTTGAATCAGCAGCACATCGACGTTTTGGCGCTCGTCAAACCAGTCGTCTTCCCACTGCTTGAGAAGCTCCGGCGATGGGGTAATGGGATGGGTCATCGTTCGATCTCCTGCTCAATCGCAAAGACAAGCGCAGGTGGAAAGTAAATATCGGGATTGCTGGTCATCCACGCCGCCACCTCGCGGATCGCAGCGCGGGCTTCTGGCGTCCAGTTGACGGACTCGTCGTCCCAGCACGACGAATCTTCGCATTGGCTGATTGCGATGGCCACCCGCGCCACCAGCGATCTCCCAATTTGGGAGGAATTAGGAGATGGCTTGGAGTTGGCTTCAAGCGCCTCGACCCTGGCGCGGAGTTCGACAATTACGTCCAGCCAGCGTGCAGCGTCTGCCTGCCACTGCTCGGGCGTTGCTTTGTGTTCAGTCGTCATTAGCGTCCACCAATCCATCGGATGGAGAGGTCAGCTCCACCAGCTTGAGGATGTGTTCAGCAAAGGCAACGTGGGTCATGACGGCATGGGTGCCCGGAGGCACCCCATAGCTGTCACGCCACCATGCGTCAAACGCTGCTTTGATTGATGTGCTGTTCATGAAGCCCCGTGTAGAGTGAGTGCATTGGATGGTCGGGATTATCCCGGCCGTCCTCGTGGTATAAGCGCTCAAGCAGCTCCTGGCGCTCGTTGTCCTGCTTGATGTCAGTCATCAGAACGCAGCCTCTTCTGACTTAGCACGCGGCAGGTACTCGAACCGTTGCACGTTCAGCACATGCTTGCTGCGCTTGGTGCCGGTGTCCTTGTCGCTCCAGTCCTGGCGGCGGATGGCACCGGTCACCATGATGCTGTCGCCTTTCTTGCAGTTGTCGGCGATCATCTGACCGCCTTTGCCCCAGACTTCTACGTCGATGGCGTTGTTGATGTAATTGCCGTCCTTATCTTTGCCTTCGCTGATGCCACCACCGAAGTTGCAAACACAAGTGCCAGAATCAAAAAACTTGATCTGTGGTTCGCTAATAATACGAACGACGCCGGAAGCATAAAGGCTCATGGGTTGACAGGGGTAATGGAATTGGACTCTTCAAAGGCCAGGACGTCCGCTATGGGATACCTGACCCGCGACTCGCCTAACGGCAAGCCGAAACGTGGGACCGTGTAATAGTCCGGCCCCTGGCCGCGCAGCCGTTGGGATTTAATGCTGCTTGGCTTCAAACCCCAACGCGCTGCTAGCTGTTCAGTCGTCAGATACAAGATCAGCCTCCTTCTCAAGCATCTGCTGCAGCAGCTTGTCGTGCTGCTCTT